GTTGCTTCAGCAAGGATGTTTTTCATCACACTAATAGTGCGAAGTTTACTTCCCTGCTTAAACAGAATAGACTGATTAATTGTAGAAAAGTTTTTGAGAAGTGATAAAGTTTTATCAGAAAGTTTCATAACCACGGGTCTGAGTTTCATTTAATTGCCCACTGAAATGATAAAGTAGGAGTGTATAGTGTAGTGCTTTTAATATATCTCTTTTTGCTTGTCCCTTCTTATCATATCTGCTCAAATACTTAATTGCATTTGATCTACAGAATGATTCTGCATCTCCTACTGACTCAATAAGATCCAATGTCTGTACATCATTAGTGTCAGAAGTGTAATGTCCACCATAAGTGGTAGAAATATAATCCTTGAGAGCTTGGATAGACTCATCTTCTTTATATTTTCTAGTGCAAGGATTTTTTATTCCAGGAGTAGGAAGTTCTACATCTGGAATATTGATATTCAAAGTCTCAGCATGTGGCCAAGTATCTGCATAAACAAAATCTGCTGTAGATGCAAATGAAACATGATCATCTACATTAATAGTAAAATCTAAATTACTGGTATCAATACTAACATTGTTAATTGAATCAGTAAGATCAAAGTTAACAAAATCACCCATTGATGATGTAGAACCTGTACTAACAACTATAGTATCATCAGGTTCTGTATTTTTTATTGGAAAAGTTTCATTCATAATCCCATAATATTCGTCATAAAGTAAGCTCCATGCATTAACCATACCACTATTCCTCCACTTTGTCAATGTCTACATCAGCATCTACCTTATCATATAGTTCAAGGAATGCTTGCTTTGTTTCATCATCAAATCTATTAGTACATACCTTAATTGCTTTCAACTTATCACCAAAGATACTGTAAGCACGAATGATATGAACCAATCTTCTGGTTGAGATTACCTCATCAATACCACCATCATAGAATGTTCTTCTAATAATATCTGCCCAGTCTACAAGGTGCTTGATATACTTATCATCATGACATCCAACACTGGCAGAGTGTTTCCTCATAATTTGAGTCTCCATTGCAGGTGATGGATAGTCCTGTTCAAATGTCACAGGAAATCTTTCTAAGAATGCTTCATTCAATACATTTGTACCAATAAACCTTCCATCCTCAGAACCTTTACCCTTAGTATTTGCAGTAGCAAACACATTGAATCCTGCTTTTGGTTGAACAAACTTACTAATCTTCTTTAGAAACAAACCTTTCCCTTCAAGGACGGGCTGGAGACAGAGAATCTTGTTGGAAGCAAGGTCAACTTCATCGAGTAACAGGACTGCACCTCTTTCGAGTGCTTCAATGACAGGTCCGTTATGCCAAACTGTTGCCCCATCAACAAGCCTAAACCCACCAATAAGATCGTCTTCATCAGTTTCAATAGTAATGTTTACTCTAATCAATTCCCTTCCAAGTTGAGCACATGCTTGCTCTACACCAAAAGTCTTACCATTACCAGAGAGTCCAGTAACAAATGTAGGGTAGAACTGCTTTGACTTAATGATGTTCTTGACATCAGCGAAAGGACCAAACTTAACAAAGGTTTCATCCTGATTAGGAACTAAGTTTTGTTGTACTGTAGGTTCCACAGCAGGAGCACTAAAAGACTTTTCAATATTCTCTACTGCTTTGACAGTAACTTCAAGATTCCACTTGCCTCTACCAACTTTAAATTTTTCTATCTTCTTAGTAACAGTTTGATAAGCAATATCATTTGCAGCACAGAATCCACGAACATCGGGGGCAGTGAACTCTTTACCATAATTGCTCCTCAACCCATCAATAATTTCTTTCTCAGTCATTTTAATCTCAAACATAATGTAGTGGATTTCATTTCTATAATCATATTATAGAGCAAAAAGGGGGTCTTTAAACCCCCAGTGTACCAGTTTGTCAAATGTCACAAGGAGCATCATACTCCCTTTGCTTATTAAAAAATTCTCCCATAGATGATGATACATCAGGAGGTTCAGGATCTTTATACCCCTTTATCTTCTTCCACTTGTTATGCATTGCTCCCATCATCCAAGACTGAGAAAGACTCTTAGGACCATTCTCTAAGAGATCTAACTCATACCTACTAGAAGTGTATGCTTTATACTCCTCTCTCCAATTAGAATCATCATATGTTGTCATTTTTTATAAGCAAAGGTTTTCTTTTTAATTTGAGTATCACCTTCTGGTGAAGTTTGTCCTGGTTTAAATTTACCTGCCTTTATTCTTTTAACATTTTTACCTTGACTATCTTTACCAAGTCCACCCTTTCTCGTTGCTGATACTGTACCAGTTTTTTTGGTTTGTGTCAAGACTGCATCCTGACCATACTTCTTACCTAACGACTTAACTGCTTTCTTAAACTTCCTCTTACCCTTCTTACCAGAAGTAACTACATGACTTCTCTCTTTAACCTTAGAAGTCTTACCAGTGTCATCATCCTTTTCATCCCATCTTCCTTTAACTTTAGTAGCACCTGGAAGACCCTTACCTTTTATATCCTTATCTAATTGCTTTGCTCTTGCCTTGTTTTCCTTCTTCGATTTGTCACCACGACTTCCAGAGATGACTGCCATCCCACCTTTATCAGATTTACTTTTTATTCTACTTAAACTACTCTCATCTAATTGAGAGCAGAAATCATTGAATGTCTTCATGCCACCAAAGAAACAAATTCTCCTAACACCTTTTTATTTAGTTTCTTTGTCTTTAGTGACTTAACAAATGCATTCTTAATCTGCCCTTTGGTTGCTCCATCCTTAACTTCAAACTCAGTATCATCTGCCAAAGCATTAGCAGACATTCCAAAGTAAGTATCATAACCTCCACTAGTAATAGAGAAAGTCTTGAGCTTCCTCCAATCCTTCTGACATCTTTCATAATCTTTTGGATCATCACAATATCTTCTTAAGAAGTAACTTGCTTCTCTTGGAGGAAGAACTCTAATACCTATGAAGTTGGATTCAGGAAACTTATCCTTCAAATTTCTAAGAAGAACTTCAGTGAATTGATGCCAACTATATCCAAACCTATAGACCTTACCTAACTTCCTATCCCTTAGAGAACAAGTCTCAGGATTAACAGCTCTCATTCCCATCTTCCACTCATCACTACCAAAATAATCTTTTACTTGAACATGATAAGGAACTGTATTTGCCTCACCATCAGTCAATACAACACATTGAACTTTCTCTACATCATTCTCTTTCTGGAATCTAGGAAGTATCTTATGAAGACACATTAATGCTTCATTTAAAGGTGTCCCAGATAAGCACAATCTAACAGGATAAGTATAAGGTGTATAGTAAGTGCGACTAAAGCATGTAGCAATTCTCCATATATTCTTTAACTGATGATCAAACTCATTAGATCTTACTTTACTTGTAAAAAGATTCATTAAAGAGAATGCTTCTTCTACTCTCAAATTATACTCTTCTTCCTCATAATAAGGTTTCATATCCGTTACTGGATTCCATTGACCAGTAGCATCTTGCTCTCTTCTTCTCCATTCATTAGTGAAAGCATAAACCTCAAAAGGAATATTAACTTTCCGACAGAACCATATTAGATTGAATAGTTGCTTGATAGTATCCTGCATTACATGACTCATAGAACCTGACCAATCTAGAACAAATAATAGACCATGATTCTTACCATCAGGTAATACAGTTATCTTCTTAAAGATGTCATCATTAAACTTATAAGTATGAAGTTTAGATGTATCCAATACTCCAGTTCTAGCAGTAGAAGCTCTAGCATAAGCACTAGCAGACTTCTTCATCTCAAACTCTTTTACAAGATAGTTAACTTCTTTCTGGGCATCTCTTTTGAACTGGTCATACTCAGCATCTGCTTCCTCAAATAAATTTGATTTCCTATCTGTATGCTCATTAATAAAATCTTGCTGCTGCTTCCATGACTTATCAATCTCATTATGAACTGCCTCATTAGTAGCAATGATAGAATCTACATCCAAGTCAGGAACTTCAAGATAAACATTCTCTTTACCATTCTCTTTTATCAAATCTTGTAGGTGACTCTCTAATGAATCAGCAGTTTGAACTTCTGGTTTTTTCTCTACTTCTGCTTTTGGTGGAGCAGGTTGTGCATCTTCTTTAGACTCATCTTCCACCTCTTGACTATCAATATTTTCCTCTTGAGCACCTTCTTCATTTTTAGGTAATTCTAATTCACCTTCAGTATCTTCTACCTTCTTCTCCTGAACCTGCTCATTTACTTCTTGCCTACAATAATCATATAGAATCTTTGCTGCTTCCTTTGCTTCCTTAAAGGTTTCACACTTATCAATTATCTCGACAATCTTAGCTTCAGCATCTGTAAAAGAAATATCAACGAACGTACCCACCTTATAATGTAGATTAACCCTATCAGCAAGGTTAAGAGTATCAACATCTTGATCATTTATTTCAAAGAAATCTTTATCATGTAATTCATTATATCCTCTATAAAAAGTCTTAGCAATACCAAGATACTTTCTCTTCATCAACTTCTCTATTCTTACATCCTCTACTACATTAAGGAATTGAGCAGGAACTTCTACACCCATCTCCTCATCAGGTGTGAAGAGTGCATGTCCTACCTCATGTCCCACTAACATGTCATATACATGGTCTGTTGCTTTCTCCCAGAGTGGTAACAGTAACTCACGTGTATGGACATTGAATTGTGCTGTAGGCACATCTTTATGCTCTACCACCAAGTCCTCAGTAGCAAGAAGTTTTGCTAATTGGGATTTAATTTCTTGCTTAACTGCCATGTAACTTTTCTTTTGATATACCTATCATACTAAAAAACCCACCTTTTGGGCGGGTAAGTAGACGGTTTATCAACTGTCTACGCCTTTTCTTTGCTTGGCGTAATGCTTGTGGCTTAAGTTTCCTCGAAGGGTATTTCCCCGAGTTGTGCTGCCAATTGGGTACTGTCATT